CGTGAAGTTGCCGCCAGCCGCCGTCACCCGGATCGGCGTGTTCGCGTAGAAGGCGGTCGGGCCGATCACGCCGATATTGTTCGAGCCGAGTGCGATGCCAAGCGAGCCGCCGAACTGGCTGTTGTTGCCGGCAACGCCGACGCTGTAGGAAGTCGCGCCGGTGATGGCCAAGGTCGTGCGCGAGGCGACCGCCAGCACGATCATGCGGTCGGCGATCACGGCGGTGGTCGTGTCGACGAACGCGCCGGTGAGCGCGAGTTCCTGTTCGAGAGCCACGAGCCGGAGCGCGCCGCCATTGGGCGTGCCGATGATGCGATCGCGCCAGTCGCCATCCGCCCAGATGACGGTGAGCCGCTCGTCCTCGACATGGGTGTGCCAGCCGGTCAGTGGCGTGAGATAAGCCCATGCATTGACGTTCCAGTGGGCGATCCGGCCCGTCTGGCCCGCCCACGCGCCGGTCGCGCCGGAAGGCACGATCCAGCGCTCGCCATTGGCGGGCGAGCCGGGCGGGGTGGCGAGCGATCTGCTGCGCACGCTGCCGTGCACGAGCGCGTCGAGCCGGATCAGCGCCTCGTTGTGGGTGACCTCCTTCTGCGCCTGCCCCTGCAGGATGAAAGGAAGGCTTAGGTTCGGTGTGGTCATGGGGACTCCTTCAAGGCGTCGCGGTCAGAGCGCCTTGGTCAGGTTTTCGGGATCAGATGGTCGGGGTCAGATGATCGGGGTCAGATCGTCGCCACTGTCGGCGTGCCGCGCCCGATCGCGGTCGAGAGCTGGACGACGCGGACGGTGACGCTCGCCTGCGCCGATCCGAAATCAGCGACCTGCTGCGCGGCGGTGTAGATCGCGGCGGGCGCGGACGCGGGAAGCGTTCGCAGGACCGTCGCGCCGTTCATTACGTCGACCTCGTAGCGCTCGGTCTCTTCGTTGAGCGGAACGTCCGTCAGATCGCGCCACCAGCCGCCGTAGCGGGTGCGGCGGACCCAGCTGATCGTGAGATCGCCCGCGCCGTTGCGTGCACCCCGCACATGCGCGGGCGACCAAGGTTTGAGTCCCTCGCCGCCATTCGCAAAGCTGATCTGTCCGGACTGAACGCCGGTCGGCCCCTGCGGCGCCGGCGCGAACCGCCAGGCGATGGCAAGGCCAATGCTGGAAGCCGAGAAGGTCGGCCGCTCAAGCCGGCCGGGATCGAGCAGCACGAAGCGCGAGCCGATCGGATGTGTCGCGATCCGGTGCTCCGTCCCGAGCCGTCCGCGCAGCAGGCGTGAGAGTCGATAGCGTCCCGGCCCGATCAGCACCGCGTTGGCGAACTGGATGATCTCGCCATTGATCAGCGCGCCGTTCGCGCCATCGAGAATACGGGCATCGGGCAAGCTTTCGAGCGAGCCGAAGGCGAGTTGCACCTCGACAGTGTTGCCATTGTCCCAGACATGCGCCGGTCCCGGCGCCAGCGCGGTCACGGCGTCGCCGATCACCGATGCGACGTCGGCGATGCCGGAGACCGTGTAGTCGAGCCCGTCCGCTGTCGGCCGGAACAGCGAGACGCCCCGGAACGGCGCGCCGCCGAGCGAGCACGCGGCCATGTAGAACGAGGTCGCTTCGCCTGCCTCGGCTTCCGTCAGCAACGGCAGGTCCATCAGTTCGACCCGCGTCGGCGCGGCGGTGTCCGGCACGTTCGGCTGCAGATCGCCTGATCCGGTCGGAACGGTGACGAACTGTGGCAGGTCTCCATCGGTCGCGACGCCGCGCACCAGCACAAGCCCCGGCTTGCCATAGGTCACGGACGTCACCCGGAAGCGGCGGATCGCGCCATCGACCGGCACCTCGATCACATCGGTCGGATCGATGCGAATGGCCCGGGTCGGCAGCTTGGCCTCGAGCGTGACGCGACCCTGCCAGATCTCCCGGAGCGCGCGCTGGGCGATGGTCTGGGCTTCCTCGACCGAGAGGATCAGCGGCAGGGAGAAGGTGGTCACGCTGCGCGAGGTGCCGAGCTGGCGCCGGCCCGTGACGGTCGAACTCTGGTAGTCGCGCGCCTCGTCGAGATGCACCACGTCGATCGAGATCGGCAGTTCGACATCCTGCGCGCGCTCGATGCGGATGCGCGCCCGGTCCCCATCGCCTTCCGCCGCGCCGAGATCGTTGGCGTCGATGGCGACGATGGTTCCGCCGCCGCGCTTGACGAAGCGCAGCACCCCGCCGCTCTCGACCGCATCGAAGAAGAACGCGGTCTGCAGGACCGAGATCATCTCGCGCAGCGACTTGCGCTCCGAGACGACATAGCCCGAGACCTCGTCGGTGAGGCTCGTCACATCGATATCGGCATTGGAAAGCCCGGCGCGAAGGCACAGATCGCGCACGATCTCGGAGAGCTGCATGTTGCCGATCTTTCCCTGAACCCAATGGCCGAGGCGGTAATTGTCGCCGTCCTGCCAGACCCGTTTCAGCGACGGGAAGAACGGGTAAGGCCGTGCGTCCCAGCACCAGAGGAAGCGCGGCCCGATCATCCGCCACCCCTGGCCGTCGAGCGGATTGTTCGCGGGCTCCCGCCACCAATCCTCGGTGCCCTTGATCGCGACGCGCTGGACCACACGGTCCACGGATCGGTTCGAGTACCAGGGATAGAAGCTCTCGGCCGACTTCGGATCGACGAAGACGTTCGGCCGATTCGGCGCGCAATGGACCGACGGGAAGCCGTATTCGGTGAGCCAGATCGGCTTCATGCGCGGCGTCCAGGCGGTGGCCGGTCCTGTCGGCACGCCCGCCACGCGCGGCATGTGGCTGTTCTCCCACCACCAGCGCAGGTCCTTGAGCGCCCAGAACGGCTCGCTGATCGGCGACTGGACGCGGTTTGTGCCGCGCCCACCGAGATCCCGGTCGGCATCGCTCGCATAGAAGTAGCTGATCAGTTCGCCCGAACCCCAGCCCGCGCCGATCGCCGCCGGGTCGGTCAGCGAGCGGTCGGTGTCGGTGATGGGGAAATAGGCGTCGATGCCGACCGCATCGATGTTGCTGTCGGCCCAGAGGGCGTCGAGCGGGAAGTCCACATTCGCGCCGCCGCGATCATGGTAGCGGTATTCCGACCAGTCGGCGGCGTAGGTGACGGTGCAGTTCGCACCGAGCCTGGTCTTGGCTTCCGCCGCGATCTGTCGCCAGAACGGCACGGCGGGATAGGCTCCGCCCGCATCCCGGATGCGGTTGAGGCCGACCATCTCCGAGCCGACGGCGAAGGCGTCGACGCCGCCCGCCTGCTCGCACAAACTCATGCAGTGGCGGATGAAGCGCAGATATCCCGCCGGGCGCGTGAAGAACCCCGCAACGTCCGCCGCAGCGCCGGTGATCCTGCCGCGCCAGGGGAACGGCGCCGGATCGGGCGGCGGAATGTCCATCATGATGAAGGGGTAGAAGAGAACCTTGTAGCCTCGCGCCTTCAACTCCTGAACCGCCCGGATGACCGAGCCGTCGCTGATCGTGCCGCCATAGGACAGGGCCGATTGCCCATTTGGCATCGTGTAGGAGGTGACAACCGGCCAGAACGCCCGCCTGCCGCCAGCGACCGACCAGAGGTGCGGCGCGGTCTCCGCCCCGAATGCACCCGACTGACCTTGCGTGTACTCGCATTTGGGCACGAGATCGCAGCTGGCCACATCGATGGACGTGCCGAACCAGGCGTAGACGAAGTTGATCCATTCGACGCTCGGCAGTTCGCGCTTCAGATTGTCGATCGAGACAAGGAAGTCCGAGCGCTTCGTGCCGGTATTTGCGTTGATCGCCGCCTGCGAAGTCGCCGAGCCATGGCCGACCTTGCGCACGATCTCGGTGTCGCTGACGAACTCGCCCGAGGCCGGGATCAGGCAGACGCCCTCGACGAGGTGGCGCGCATTGCCTGGATCGTCCGATCCTCGGTAGACCTCGACCTCGAAGTTCGGAAAGCGGTTGCCGAATGGGGTGAGCTTGAAGTCCTCCAGCATGACCGTGACGAGGCCGCGATGGGCGGGCGTCCGGCCAGCGCCCTCGACCGCCGCCAACAGCGGATCGGCCTGCTGACTGTCTTCGCCATAGCCGACCCGGATCGCACCGACATGCTCGGGGTCCAGCATCGTATTGTTGACCCAGATCCGGTAGACCGCCGTCACTGGGCCCTCGCAGACGCCGAGCAGGATGTCGGCCGAGTACTCGTAGCGCGTGCGCACCGTGGTTTGGCGGCGACCGACACGGCTCGCGCCACCCTTGCCGCCGCCGCCCGTGGTCTCGGTCTCGGTGATCGCGGTCTCCTTGATGCCGCGCACCCAGATAATGTTGGCCGCGATCCGCCCGCGTCCCCAGACCCTCGGGATCGGCTGGCCATAAGCGGACCCCGAGACCTGCAGATCGGTGACGCGCGCGCCCTCGCTTCTGTTGACGGCCGCGGGGCCTGGGCCGAACAAATCCTGCTCGATCGCCGCGCCGAGATAGGACCCCAGCATCGCGCCCGCCGCCTGGCCAAGCCCGCCGCCGATGGCGTTGCCCGCCCATGCGCCGGCAACGGTCAGGACGAGTTGCGCCACGGATCGGACCTTCAGGCGGTGAGTTCGAACGAGAAGTTGGGCAAGCGATTGCCGAACGGCGTGATCGCGAAGCGTTCCAGCACCACATAGGCAAGGCCGCGATAGGCGGGCGCGAGGCCTTCGGTCGCCGCGATCAGCGGGTCGGCCGATTGGGTGGCGTCGCCCAGATAGACGCGCCGCGCGGCATAGTGCTCGGAGCCGATGGCGTTGCCGTCGGCGAACATCTTGCCGATGCCAGCGATCGGCCCTTCGCACAGCGCCACCGCGACATCGCAGAAATAGACGTAAGTCACGGTCGTGGTGGTCTGCCGGCCGCCGCCACCGCCGCCCTTGCCACCGCCGCCGACCGTCTGCGTCTGAGTGCGAGTCTCCTCGTCAAAGCCGCGCATCCAGATCACGTTGCCCGACAGCCGCGCCTTGCCATAGACGCGCGGGATCACCGAGCCATAGCCCGACGACTGCACCCTCAGATCCTGCAGGCGCGGACCGGTGACGACATTGTTGCGCGCGCCATCGCCGAACAGCTGGCTGTCAACCATGCCGCCCACATAGGCGCCGATCGCCCCGCCAATGGCAGCGCCAAGGCCGGGCAGCAGCAGGTTGCCGATGACATTGCCCGCGACGGTCAGGACGATGCGCGCCATCAGGCGATGCCCGGCAGGCGGAAGGCGGCGCGCGTCTTCTCGGTCCAGAACCCGGTCAGGTCCTGTTCGACGACCGCGCCTGCCTCACGGTAGCAATGCAGCAGGCGGTTCTCCTCACTGAGGAACCCGCAGTGATGAGCCGGACCCTTGCCGACGCCGAACAGCAGGATGTCGCCGGGCAAGGCATCGGCTATGTCGATCTCGGTGGCATGGGCCGCCATTTCGTCGCGCAGGCGTTCCTCGGCCCTGTAGAGCGGCCAGGTCGCGGCATAGTTCATCGCCTGGGTGATCGCGCCGATGAACGGCTCGGCCACGCCGCGCACGAAGCCGATGCAGTCGCAGCCCGCGCCCTTCACCGCCGCCTGGTGATGCCAGGGCGTGCCGATCCATGTGCGCGCCTCGGTGAGCAGCGCTGCCCGCGTGAACGGGCTCATGAGCGCACCGGATAGGAGAACACCTTGTCGTTCCCCGGAATATGCGGCTCGCCCCGGAAGTTCAGAATGTTGGCGAACTTGGCGTTACAGGTCTCCGGCGTCTTGTCGCAACCGGCGACAAGGACGATCTGGTCGCCGACGACGATGGGCCGCGGCATCGGCACGAACAGCCGGACGGTCTGGCCGTCATGCAGCAGCACCTCGTTGACCGCGCCCGCATTGGCGCCGGTCGTGAAGGTCGCCTTGCCGAAGGTGAAGAAGCCCGTGGCGCGAGCCGTGACGATCCGCACCGTATCGGCGGCGATCACCTGCGTGACCGCATAGGTGTCGGTGCGCGGTCCGAGCGCCACGCCGCATTCGCTCGATCCGAGGTCGACGCGGCACAGGCGCGAGTAGAGCTTGCCCGCGGTCTGCTGCAGGCGGTTCGACAAGCCCCGGATCTCGGCCGAGAAGCGCTGATCGGCGCGCTTGATCTCGCCGAGGAAGCCCTTGCGCAACAGCAGCCGTCCCTGGCCAAGGTCCGCCCAGTTGACGATGAAGACCTCGATCCGTGCGCCGTCGAACAGCCCGGCGATCAGGTCCTCGGCCCGCAGCGCCGCGTCATCGAGAAAGCCGGCGACATCGAGGTTGTCGACGGAGAGATCGGAGG